GACCTGGCGCTGCGCGTTGCAGAAGCTGGGCCACAAGTTAAGACCGAACTTGATGCAGCGCTGGTCAAAGTAGAGCACGCTGTGATGGGGGTGCTTGACACTGCCAATGGCCGAGCATCTTTACACGAAGCTTTCAAGCACCTTCTGGTTAGCGGCAACGTCTTGCTCTACGTCTCAGAGCAAGGAATCAGGGTCATCCATCTGGACCGCTTTGTTCTTTGTCGTGATCCTATGGGTCACGTCACAGAGATTGTTGTCGAAGAAGAGGTTTACCCGCAAGCGTTACCCGAGGGATTTTTAGACGACGAAGAGGAAGGAGAATACAGCGACGCAAGCAGTAAAAAGACAGTCAAGGTCTACACCTGCGTCAAGTTCTACGAAGGCCAGTGCCACTGGTATCAGGAAGTCAAAGGCAAAGAAGTGCCAGGCACGCACGGCATGTGCAAGGAAGACGCCACCCCCTGGATCAGCCTGCGTTTTGACCGCGTAGAAAGCGAGGAGTACGGACGCAGCTACGTCGAGCAGTATTACGGCGACTTGCTTGCGCTTGAGAATTTGAGCCAAGCAATCCTGGAATCGTCAGCTGCAGCAGCCAAGGTGATCTTCATGGTCAACCCCAACGGCATGACCAGGCCACGCACTTTGGCTAACGCAAGCAATGGTGCGATCGTGCAGGGCTCAGCGTCTGACGTGACTGTCGTGCAAACTCAGAAGGGTGCCGACATGCAGATTGCCAACGCCACTATCGAGCGCATTGAGCAGCGACTGCAGTATGCCTTCATGCTGCACACCGCTATTCAGCGACCGGGCGAGCGTGTGACTGCGGAAGAGATCCGTTTTATGAGCCAGGAGCTGAACGCCGGCACTGCGGGACTCTATTCAATCCTGACTCAGGAGTTGCAGCTGCCCCTAGTGCGGCGGTTGATGCACATCTTGCAGCGTCAACGCAAGCTGCCCCCGTTCCCGAAAGGGCAGGGTGGCAAGGCCTTGGTCAACCCTAAGCCTATTACTGGGCTTGAGGCAATTGGCCGCGGCGATGACAAGAACAAGTTGATTGAGTTCATTACAACTGCACAGCAAGTTCTTGGCCCAGAGATCATGGCCGAGTACATCAATGTCGACGAAGCGTTACGTCGACTGGCTGCAAGCGGCAGCATTGATACAACAAACCTTGTTAAAACGCCCGAGCAGTTAGAGAATGAACGCGCAGCTGCAGCGCAAGCACAGCAAGAAGCTCAACAACAACAGATGTTGATGGAGGGCCTCAAGTCTGGCGCCGCTACGCAAGCAGCTAAAAACTACACACAACCAGGAGCACCCTATGGCCCGCAGTTCGAAGACGGCAACCCCGACGCCGGAACCCCAAACCAACTCCCCGACGGAGACGCCGTCGCCGACGGAGGACAAGCAAGTTGAAGTTATCCAAATAGCAATTGACGAATCGCAGGGACCATCAGCACCAATGCCTGAGGTGTCTGTTGACGACAAAGGCGTCATCCAAATTTCCTGAGACTTATGCCTGAACCCGTAGTTATCGCTAACGAACCGGCGCCAGCGATGGCGCCTGAAGATCAAGCGGCCCTTACTGATAACGACAACGTCGAGATCCAGGGCGAAGAGCAACTGTTTGCCGGCAAATACAAAACTGTCGACGAGCTGATCAAGGGCTACAAAGAACTCGAAAGCCAGCAAGGCAAAGCTGACAACGAGCCGGAGCAGGAGCTAGCTGAGGGCGAAGAGCAATCAGCTAAGGAGATCTACGGCGAAGTTATTGGCGGTCGACTTGAAGAAGCTGGCATTGACTTTGGCGACATGTCTTCTCGGTACGCCGAGAGCGGCATGCTGCAGGACGAAGACTATGGCGAGCTTGAGAAGGCTGGCTTCAGTCGCAGCATGGTCGACAATTACTTGGCCGGCATGCAGTACAACGCTGCTCAAGACAGCGCGCTGAACGCACAGCAGGTATCTCAAATCAAGACTGAGTTCGGTGGCACCGATCAGTACGACGAGATGACTACGTGGGCTGCAGAAAACATGGAGGCTGACGAGATCGCTGCGTTCAATCGCATCGTTCAAGGCAGTAACGACGGCGCACAAATTCGCCTTGCAATTGCTGGGCTTTACGCTCAGTACACAGCAAGCGAAGGTCGTGAGCCACAGCTGTTAGGCGGCAAGTCAAGCAGCAGTTCCGGCAGCAAGTTCGAGTCAACAGCTCAAGTGATTGAGGCGATGAATGACCCTCGTTACGCAAGCGACCCTGCCTATAGAAAAGCAGTAGAAAAGCAGCTAAGCCGCTCTGCTGTCTTTTAATTAGTTGGGCCTAGAGAGCCCACCTCACACACATTGACCCTTGGCTTAAGCACCCAAGGGTTTTTTATTGGGCTGTTTACTGTTTACAATCTGTCTACCTAGACATTCATCTGGCGCACTGGCCCTCTGCGGAGGACACCCTGTGAGTTAAGAAGACTGGTCGGGTGCAACCCAATCTTTCTTTTAAGCCTCATGGCTAATTTCACAGCCTCACGGCTGGGTCTTGTCAACGCAACAGGCACCAGTTTTGACGCACTTTTTTTAAAAGTATTTTCAGGGGAGGTACTTTCATCCTTCCGTAAGTCAACGGTGTTCGAAACTTTGCACACAGTTCGGACTATTAGTTCGGGCAAAAGTGCACAATTTCCAATCATCGGCACTTCGTCAACTGCATATCACACGCCGGGCACCCAACTAACAGGGAACGCCATCAAACATGCAGAAGCGACTGTACTTATCGACGACAAGTTGGTGAGCAATGTCTTTGTTGCTGACATTGATGAGGCCAAGAACCATTACGACGTTCGCAGCCAGTATTCAACTCAGATGGGCAACGCCCTGGCATATACGTTTGACAAGAACGTGGCAGCCATGGTGGCCAAGGCTGCTCGCACTGGCACCAACTTCAACACTGACTTGCCAGGTGGTACTCAGATCAACATTGCTGCTGCTTCAAGCGCAAAGGCAAACATCACTGGTGCTCAGCTAGCAACTGCTCTGTTCTCTGCAGCTCAGAAGCTAGACGAGAATGACGTACCCCCTGATTCAAGAGTCGCCGTAATAGCGCCTCGCGAATACTACAAATTGGTACAAGAGACCAACGTAATCAACCGCGATTGGGGCGGCCAAGGCGCATACGGAGACGGCAAAGTCTTCCGTGTTGCTGGCATTGACATTGTCATGTCCAACCACCTGCCTAGCAGCAACCGCTCTGCTGCTACTGGGGAGAACAACTCCTACGCAGCAAACTTCACTAACAATGTTGGCCTTGTCTTTAACAAGCAAGCCGTCGGCACTGTGAAGTTGATGGACCTGAAGATGGAGCAAACCGGACAAGACGTCCATGCTCTGTATCAGGGAACATTCATGGTTGGTTCCATGGCTTGCGGTACTGGCGTGTTGCGTCCTGACTGCGCAATTGAGATCACATTCTCTTGATTCAGTGGGGGCTTCGGCCCCCTCTTTTCTTTGCTAATTAACAATGGCACTAGCCCGCACCACATTCCTGGAAGCAGTGAACCGCGTCCTGCAAATGATGGGCGAGGCGCCGGTCAACAGTCTTACGGGTCAGTTCCCTACTGCTAAGCAAGCGCAAGACACAATCAACGACGCAAGCCGCAAGCTGCAATCAGAGGGCTGGTCGTTCAACACCACATTGCAGCAAGCATTGCCACGCAACACAAGCAACGAAATTGATATGGGTCCAAGTGTTAGCCGTGTCGTGGTTGACCCATTGATCTACCCCGACGTCGATGTCACCATGCGCGGCGGCAGGTTGTATGACAGGAGGGCTGGCAAGTTCACATTCACCGAGGATCTCAAAGGTGATGTGACTGCGTTGCTGGATTGGGACGATCTGCCTGAGCACGCCCACCAGTACATCACAATCAAAGCCGGGCGCCAGCTGCAAGAAGCCTTGCTGGGCAGCGCCGACTTGACCAAGATCAACCTAACGATGGAGGCAGAGGCGAAGAGCATTTTCCTGGAGGAAGAGACGACACGCAGCGAACACAATTTCCTGCGTGGCAACCCCAACCACACCAGCGTGCTCAACACCTACATGCCTAGTCGTGCCCTGCAGCGCTTCTAGTTATGCCACTTGTCAGCAGCTCAATCCCTAACCTCATCAACGGGGTCAGCCAACAGCCGGCTGCGCTGCGATTGGCATCGCAAGCAGAGCAGGTTATTAACTGCATGCCAAGCCCAGTCGAAGGATTGAAGAAACGACCAGCGTCAGACCATGTCGCCAAGTTGTTTGCTGGGTCAGTTGCAAACAGCCCGCCGCATTGCCACATCGTTGACCGCGATGGCAGCATTCAGCACCTGCTGGTAATTCGCGACGGATCTATAAAGGTCTTTGCTTTAGACGGCACTGAGCGCACAGTCGCTACGCCTAACGGCACCGCCTACCTAGACGTCACGGGCAATCCGTCAGAGCAGTTCCGGCTGGCGTCCATTGCTGACACCACGTTCATTGTTAACCGCGAGAAGACGGTTGCCATGGACACGTCGAACTTGTCGACGAACTGGGGCACGAAGGGAATGGTCTTCGTCAAGGCTGCCAACTACTCAACGACCTACAGCGTCACAGTTGCTGGCGTTACAAAGACGCATGCCACTAGCGCAACGGGAGCGCTGAGCACAATTGCAATTGCAACAGCTCTGCGAAATTCTTTAGCAGGCGACGGCAGTCTTAGCGCTTTTACGTTTACGCAAAACGACTTTGTCATTCGCGTAACTAAGAACGACGGGTCTGACTACACCATGTCTGCAAGCGACACGCGCAGCAGTACAGACATCAGCTCAATCAAGGGCACGGTGTCTGCCATTAACGACCTGCCTGCATCAGCAGAGCATGGGTTCAAAGTCAGGGTGCAGGGCTCAGCTGCCACCAGCTTTGACGACTACTACGTTGAGTTTGAAACCAACGCTGGCAGTGGGTTTGGTCCTGGGGTGTGGCGGGAAACTGTTGCATCAAACATTCAGCATCAATTTGACCGGGCCACCATGCCGCATGCGCTGGTGCGGGCTGCTAACAACACATTTACCTTTCAGCAATTTGCGTGGTCAGGGCGTGTTGCGGGCGACCTGGCTTCAGCACCTAACCCAACGTTTGTTGGGAGTCAGATAAAAAACGTCAACGTGTTTCGCAACCGCCTTGTTTTTCTGGCGGACGAAAACGTCATCATGTCGGCGGCTGACAACTACGACAGGTTCTTCCCAGAGACTGTGCAAACTGTGGTCGACAGCGACCCAATTGACCTGACGTCTGGCGGCACGTCAATCAACTTCTTAACCAGCAGCCTGGCGTTTGCCAACACGCTGCTGCTGTTCAGTGCTCACGGCCAGTTCAGGCTTGACACTGGCGCAACCACAGTGGGTACAGCACTCACGCCAAGGACTGCAACTGTCACAGCAATCACGACCTTTGATCAACTGCAGACGGTTGACCCAGTTGGCGTTGGGCGAACTGTTTACTTAGCTATTCCAAAAGGCACATCAAACACTGGGCTGCGCGAG